GTTTTGGGTTTATCGTACGTTCAAAATAGTATTGACTTGGTCGTCCGCTGGTCGTTTTAACAGTATAATTAAAATATGTTGATCTACTAATTGATGTTGCTGAATAATCATTACTACTACTATCCGATATAACAACATCTGTAATATCAATTATTTGTTGAGCAGCATCAGCACCCGAACCAAATAAACTCGTACCACTTAAATCTGTTGTACCTTGAGGCAACGTTTTTTCTTGTAACTGTATAGTCCAAAGATTCAATCCTCTGTTAGCCCACTCAGCTAACATAAGATTAAGAGAACGTCGTGCAGTTTTTAAGTCGTATCCACTACGAACTTGTAAACCGCAACGTTCAAATGCTTCCTCTGCTATATCATCTATAGAGAGGTCAAAGGTTGCTGTTGAAGCGTAAGTTGGCATCTATTTTTTTGCTTTTTTCTTTTTAGCACCCATTACGCCGCCACCCATCATTTTTTCCATCGCTGCGCCGCCACCTCTTTTTTTCATTACTTTTTTCTTTTTAGGACCCATGGCTCCACCACCACGTTTTTTAACAACTGGCTTACCGCCTTTTTTCATCATACCGACTCTTTTTTTCTTACCCATCATGTTGACCTCCAAATATTCGTTTATAGGTTTTTTGTCTTGATACTACAACGTCTTGATAGTACCCTCTAGGCCACAACTTATAGTAACCAGATTTGTGCAGTTTATCAGA